CTCCTTCTATTTTTAAGATAACACATACCGTAACACCTGTTATCTGCTTTACATGCTTCCCAGAAGATGAAAAATAATCTGTTGGCTTCTCTATAGTCTGGTGCTCCGACATCGATCTTGCTCCACTGCAAGTACATGTAATGAGTACCAGTAATATAAGTGCTATTGCCGTTGTTACTAAACCAAAAACCAGTTTCACGTCTTCTAAATTCTTCATCTATATAATCGTACCACTTTTCTTTAAAATCAATTGGATATTCTTCCCAATCAAATCTTGTTTTTATTCTTTGTAATTCTTTAGGGTATTCAAATTTTTCCCAATACTGTTTCTTTTTATCTTCGCTTCGTTTATAACATTTATCTTCCGCTGGTAAAGCAATACGTAAGTTTTGTATTTCAATAATCTGTCCAATCTTACCTGTTTTACTTATGCAAACAAAATCATATTCTTTATTGTAACCATACTCCCACTTATTATACCTATTCTGTTTTTTAAGGTATTTAGGATTTATAACATCTTTTACTTCTTTCCAAAGTGTTTGCTGGTAACTCACTTACTCCTCCCTTCAGCAAAACCTTTAAAACTTCTCTCTTCTTTCTTTTCTACAGTTTTACCAGTTAATATAGCTTCTTCTTCTTCAATACGTTGTAGTATTTCAAAAGCATCCATAATACAAAGCTTTTTTGTTGCTGCTGCATTTTTAAGTCTATCTGCAGATACATCATCATCAGTATGTGTAATAATTTTTTCTTCAGCTACTTTAATTAACTCATCAACTGCTTTTCGCCCAGCTTGGATTATATTCTTCCTCGTTTCCTTCGTATTCATGTGTTATAGCTATATCATTAGATTTCATACAATAAAGTCGCTCACCTTCGACAATAAACTCAAATTCTGAATTTGGTCTAAACACAACAAGTGCTCCAGGTTTTAATCCTACAGCTTCTAAAGAACTATTAGAATATTTTAATATACCAAAGTGTTCTTTTTCTTTTATTGCGCTAAAAGTATTTATTTCTTTAATAGGTGAAACAAAACAATAGTTTAAATGACAATTAAGATTATACATATATATTTGATCTGGATAAGCAAAATATAAGTTTTCTTTAAAATATGTAGAACTATTTTTTTCTTTTCCTTTCATATCATAATATCTTCTAAATATATTATGATGTACATATACTTCATCGCCTATACTTATATTAGTATCGTACGCGGTAGGTGTTTCTACAACTATAGCTTTTTTACTTACAAATTGATGGTTTTCAATATTGGTGTTTACAATTAATTCTTTATCTTCAATATTTTTTATATTATTATATCTCGATTCTTGAGGTTTAATAATAAATTGATATAAACTTTTCATTAATATTGTAAATCATATTCTACAGCAATCGCCATATTACGATTAAACTTTTTCCAAGGTAATATTTCTTTGTTTTTACTTATATATATAAGATATTCTCCATCTTTATCATTACCTATTATATCACATATTTTATGTCCACCATATACTTCTTGACCAATAGAATAGTGCATAGCATCATTCTTATAATCAGATCCAATACTAATTTTTCTTATAATACTAGACATGAGCTACAGGTGTTTCTTCCTCTTCTTTTATCTCAGTATAAGTACCATTATCAACATTAATATTTATTTGTCCATATTTAGCTTCAAGTTCAGATTTAAACTTTTCTACTTTTTCATTTATTTCTGCAAAGTCATGAAGCATAGCGTGTTTTTGAGCTTCTAATACACCCACTCTGTGCATTATTTGATTTAATTGAGTTTGTTGTTCTTGAATTGTTTTTAATTCTTCTTCTGTTATTTTATTTTCCATTTAATTTAATTTAATTATTTAATTTACTCTTCTGCAGGTGGATCATCTGGAGTCCACTCTGGAGTAGCTAATAAAGCTAATATGCCAGCATGATCATATGTCTGAACAGGCACCAACGAACCGTTAGTAATAAAGCTTGGCTCTACCTGATAAGACAAAACACCCTGCGTGTTAGCCACGTTTCTTCTCATAGTTTGAGCAGAAGACTGATTTACTTGACTGAACAAAACAGCGTTTGTATCAGACAAGTTTATTACTGCATAAGTTGTTGCCATTGTTTAATTGTTATTTGTTAATTACTTGTTATTTATATATTTACTTATTTTAAAATCTTTTTACTATCCAGGTACACTAGTTTCTCTATCTTGTGAACCCATATTCACTGAAAAGCTATTATTGCTAGAGTTTGGTGCACTACCGGTTAGGTTTGCATCTATAGCCATATTAGTAGAAGTTCCATTAGCAGTTGAATTAGGTGCATCACCTATAAGTGCATTAGCATCCATACCAGAGCTAGTACCGTTATTACTACCTACTAAATCTGGAGCTATCCAGTTGCTACCATCAAAGTAGCTATCACTACCTAAACTCCACCAAGCTATTGGGCTAGGATTAAAACTAGATAAATCACTTGGTACACCACTATTATATAGTTTTAAAACTTCTGTAGATGTAAGACCTTTGTTAAATATTGATACATTTGACATAAATCCATTAAAAGTGTATAAAGTTGGAAAAGAAGTTGACTGTGCTCCTATAGTAAATGCTTGAGTAGGTGTTTTTAATGTTCCGCTAAAAGCTGCTGTATCAGTCTGTTTAACTCCATTTATGTATATATAAACATTTGAACCATCATAAGTGCCAGCCACGTGTGTCCAAGTGGCATCTGGTATGGCATCATTACTTTCTGCATCTACATAAGCAGCGCTACCATCGCTAACTCTAAATAACACTTTGTTACCACTAGCGGAAAAATTCATATCGTAACTAATACCATAATGAGGAGCACTACCACCGTCTCTCGCTCCACAAATACCATTATAACCAGAAGCAGCACCATTTCTTTTGACCCAAGCTGATAGTGATACTTGAGTAGTTAAAGTAGGAGCATTATTTGAAGTATAAAAATAATCAAGTCCATCAAACTTTGCACTATAGCTATTATACGGTACTTGGCGAGTAAGCGTAGATGTAACTAAATTAGAGGTGTCCATACCTGAACTTTCACCGTTCAATGCAGAAACATTGTTATTAACAAGGTTTTGTTCTGTCATTCCTGAGCTTATACCTACTTCTGTACTTACAAAAGTATTTACTTTAGTAGTTCCATTATTTGTTCCATTATTGCTTCCTGCGCTATCTTGTATTCCTGTAGTTAAGTTGTTTAACTTCCACCAAGATACAGGTGAACTTGAGATATTTGTTTCAGGTGTTCCGTTGTTGTATAATGCTTGTACTGCTGCTAAATCTAAAGTTGTATTATAAATAGCGCAATTTGAAATTCTACCAGGAAAGTAACCTGCTGTAGTTTCTCTTGCTACAATTAAAATATTATTTGTATTAGTAAAAGTTCCACTTGCAAGTCCACTTGATATCGTTTTATTTAAAGTACCATTAATGTAAATCTTCATATTTGTAGCATCCCAAGTTCCTGCAACGTGTATCCATTGATTTAAACCAGGTAAACTTCCATTTAAACTATCACACGAAACTTTATTAGTTCCATCTGTACTTATTTGCCATCTGAAATTAGAACCGTTATATAAAGATAAATAAAAACCTCTTGTTCCTGTACCGCTTATGTCATTGCTTAATATTGCTTCTGCTGCTCCAGTTCCTGTCGCTGTAGGATATATCCAAGCTGAAACTGACATTCCTGTTTCACCACTAAATGAAGAAGCTCCACAATCTATATAATCATTACTACCATCAAAACTTAATGCACTATCAAAACCAGCTGGATAAGCTTGATTTTCTATTTCCCAATTACTACCCTCCCAAATTTCATTATTATCAAGTTTAGCCCACAGTTTTAAGTTATCAGTGGCTATAGCAGTTGTTAAGGGTACACCGTTGTTGTATAGTGTTTCTACTGAATCTGTGCCTGTTGCTGGTATTTCTGTATTCCAAAATTGAACATTACTTATTTTACCATCCCAATCAAATCCTGTTAAGTTGTATATTAAACCAATATACGCTTCTTCTGTATCAAAATCTAAAGATGTAGGAAATGGTCCACTGTCAGTAGTAGTTTGTGCAACACCATCTAAATACATTTTAGTAGTACCTCCTGCGCCACCTTTATAAACACATACTAAATGATGCCAACTATTTAAATCACTAAAGTTAAATTGTGACTT